CAACAATGTTCCCTACTAATCGATTCTTTACGGACGAGACGCGGTCTCCGCAAGCTCGTTATGTTCGTGAGAGAGTCTTTCAACTCTCTAAGACGAATATGGTCGGATTTAAATTCGATTCAGATAAATTCAGATATCAGTATAACATACAAGTTTCAACGATGAACACAGACCCATTTGTGCGTAAAGCACTTAAACAATGGGACCGTGAAATCTATGACTCTCTCGATGGATGGACCAAAACCGTAAGTTTAGATACAGGTATTGACGATCTCCTGGAATATAACATTCCTGAAGTTCGACCTGATTCCTATGTAAATGATACAAAGTTTGTAAGGTGTATTAATTTCGCCAAACAACTCGCATGTGATTTATTCACCCCTGCGGAAAAATTGTTACCTTTACGAATGGAAGATGCTACAGCAACGGTACAGTCTGGCTCTTCAGCTGGTTTCTCTTTCCCAGGAAAGAAGAAAGGTGAGGTATTTGATCAAGGCTTTGATATTTCAAGGTATATGATCCACATGCTGCGTGACAAGCGCCGTGTTTACGTACCCCCAGTTAAATTAGCGTTTCGAGGACACCTATCCGAACTTGAAGACCGAAAGGTCAGATCTGTTTGGAATTATCCCATGGAGGTTACCATTATGGAAAACATTTGGGCTAAGGTGTATTATGAGTTTTTAGAGGAAAACGTTCCTGCAGTCTTTTTTGGACAGGGATCGTTCAATCGTTTATGGCAGAGACTGACCGAAGTAACAAACAAGCGTGAAATAACGTTTGATTGGTCTAAGTTTGATAAAACTGTCCCTAATCATATTATTGATTTCGCATTTGATATTATTCATTTGTGTTTTGATAGATCCTACAGAAATTGGGTCGATAAGGATGGCGAAGTACATCATTACAAAGCAAAAGATTACACTCCCGTGTTTGAATTTGTGCGTGAGTACTTTAAGAAAACAAGGATTATGTTACCTGACGGTACGATATTGAGGAAAATGCATGGTATCCCTAGTGGATCTATGTTTACTCAAGCAATAGGATGTATTGCAAATTACGTGATGATAACTTCATTATGTTTGTATTTTGACATCCCAATTGTTGATTTGTGCGTACTTGGTGATGATTCACATTTTCGTGTTGACGAAAGTGTTAAAGTCCCAGTATCAGATATTGCTCATGTTGCCAAACTTTATTTTGGCATGATTCTTTCGCCTGCGAAAGTAAACATTTACCCTGAATCTGGAGTTCGAAAGTTCCTTGGTTACACCTTTAATGGTACCAAGCCTATCAGACCCATGATTGAGTGGTTCAGAAGGGTTTTATACCCAGAACGAGCCGTTCAAAATTTAGGTGTATCTGCTTCGCGAGTGTTAGGACTTTTATTAATTGGAGGTGTGAATGACGAGGTCTATTGTGACTTCGCTCTTTATTATTTTCGTGTATACCCACAAGTAGCTGGGCGCACTTATTATGCGTCAAGTGAAATATCGAGGGCAATGCGATATGTTTTCCACCATTCTTTTAAATTAGTCAGAATTCCCCACATGAACGAGCTGAAATGGATTAATCTCCCAAATCATTTGAGTCTCGATCTCCCAG